TCCAGATGCTGAGCCCTCAGGCTAAGGGGTTATCCCAGAGCGCCGCGCCCGAAAACCTGCCAAGTTACGCGTTCGGATCAGCCAAAAACACCACCGCCAGCGGCAACCCCGTCCCGATCTGTATCGGCGAGCGCCGCTGGGGCGGGGCAATCATCTCCGCTTCAATCGAGGCGCAAGACAAGGCCTAGCGCTAACTCAGTGAACAGACCGCCTCCGGGCGGTTTTTTATTGCCCGGAGGAAAGCATGGGACCAGAAGGTCACGTTGATATCACTGGCGCCAAGGGCGGCAGCAGCAAACCGAAAACGCCTGTAGAGGCACCCGATAGCCTGCAGTCCACCAACATCGGCAAGATTCTGATTGCCGTGGGGGAGGGGGAGTTCGATGAAGAGCCGACGGATCGCGATATCTACCTCGATAACACCCCGATCATGGATGCCAGCGGCAGCGTGAATTTTCCTGGGGTGCGGTGGGATTGGCGCTCGGGCTCGGTCGAGCAGGACTACATCCAGGGTATCCCTGCGATCGAGAACGAGACCACCGTCAATGTTGAGCTGCGCAGCGACAATCCATTTGCCCGTGCCTTGAGCAACATCCAGCTCTCGGCCGTACGCGTGCGAATGGCCTGGCCGCGCCTGGCGCAGCAGGACAGCAGTGGCAATACCAACGGCTACCGCATTGAGTACGCCATCGATATCGCTACCGATGGCGGCGCCTATGTCGAGGCGCACCTGGGGGCAGTGGACGGCAAGACCACCAACGGCTACCAGCGCTCGGTACGCGTCAACCTGCCCAAGGCAACCTCCGGCTGGATGCTGCGCGTGCGCCGTATCACTCCGAATGCCAACAGCGGCACCGTGGCCGACACGATGACCATCGCTGGCTACACCGAGATCATCGACCAGAAGCTGCGTTACCCGAACACTGCGCTGCTGTATATCGAGTTCGACGCCCAACAGTTCCAGAACATCCCTGCGGTAACCGTGAAGTGCAAGGCCAAGCGCTGGCCGGTGCCGACCAACTACGATCCCGTTGCGCGCACCTATACCGGCGTATGGGACGGCACCTTCAAGCAGGCCTGGACCAACAACCCGGCGTTTGTGACCTACGGTCTGTGCGTCGAGGACCGTTTTGGCCTGGGCAAACGCATCAAGCCGTGGATGGTCGACAAGTGGGAGATGTACCGCATCGCCCAGTACTGCGACCAGCAGGTGCCGAATGGGCAGGGCGGTCAGGAGCCGCGTTTTCTGTGCGACATGAACCTTCAGGGCCGCGCCGAAGCCTGGACCTTGCTGCGCGACCTCTCGGCGATTTACCGGGGCATGGTGTACTGGGCTCACGGCTCTCTGTTCATGCAGGCAGACATGCCGCGCGCCCAGGATATAGACTACGTGTTCACCCGGGCCAACGTCATCGACGGTGAGTTCGTTTACGGCGGTGCCGAGCGTAACACGCACTACAGCCGGGCTCTGGTCAGCTACGACAACCCGGCCAACAACTATGACACCGATGTAATCCCGGTCACGGACAACACTCTCCAGCGCCGGTACCGGGACCGGCCGGTGGAGATTTCAGCCATCGGCTGCACCCGTGCGTCCGAGGCCCAGCGCCGCGGCAAGTGGGCGCTGTTGAGCAACAGCCAGGACCGCACCGTCACATTCAAGACCGGCATGGAAGGGCGCATTCCGCTGCCTGGCTACGTCATTCCCGTCGCAGACGAGCTGGTTGCGGGCCGTCCAAACGGCGGTCGGATTTCCGCGGCTGCCGGCCGCGTCGTGACCTTGGACCGTGACACGCCGATCAAGGCTGGCGACCGGCTGATCTTGAACCTGCCGAACGGCACCGCCCAGGCACGCACGGTGCAGTCGGTCGCCGGCCGCGCGGTGACGGTAACCACCGCGTATGGCGTGCAGCCCGAGCCGGAACTGCAGTGGGCAATCGATTACCACGACCTGGCGGTGCAGCTGTTTAGGGTGCTGAAGACAACGCGCACCCAAGAGGGCGAGTACGAGATCACCGCGCTCGAGTTCAACCCGAGCAAGTTCGCGGCGATCGACACCGGCGCGAAGCTGGATGAGCGTCCGATCAGCGTCATACCTGTGACGACCGTGCTGCCACCGGCCAACGTTATCCTGACCTCGGCCTACGCCGTGGACCAGGGAATCGGGGTCAACACCATGACCATCGCCTGGCCTGCAGTGCAGGGGGCCGTGGCCTACGACGTCGAGTGGCGTAAAGACAACGGCAACTGGGTCCGTGTGCAGCGCACCGGCGCTGCATCTGTTGATGTAGTGGGTATCTACGCTGGTGCCTATCTGGCTCGCGTGCGCGCGGTTAGCTCATTCGACATCACGTCGATCTGGCGCGACTCCAGCCTCACCGAGCTGCAAGGGAAGGTCGGACTGCCACCTGCAGTCGCATCGCTGTCGGCCACTCCGCTGGTTTATGGCACTCGGCTGAACTGGGCCTTTCCTCCCGGTGCGGAAGATACTCAGCGCACGGAAATCTGGCAGAGCCCGACAACCTCGCGTGATGACGCCGCCAAGCTGGGCGACTATGCCTATCCGCAGGCCGAGCACGAGATTCACGGACTGGCTGCGGGCGTTTCCTTCTACTACTGGGCTCGCCTGGTAGACCGTAGTGGCAATGTTGGGCCGTGGTATCCAGCGGGCGTCGGGGTAAACGGGCAGTCCAGCAGCGACCAGTCCGAATATGAGGAGTACTTCAAGGACAAGATCAGCAATGGCGCCTTGTACCCCGCGCTTCGGGAGGAGATTTCGCTGATCTCGGGGCCGCCGACCCAGGCCGGCTCAGTTGCTCAGCGCCTTGCTGCAGAGGCAACTGCTCGCGGGCAAGCCATTGCGGCCGAGGCCACCGCCCGGGGTCAGGCCATCGCGGCTGAAACGTCGGCTCGCAACCAGGCGATCGCCGTTGAGGTGGTCGAGCGCAACAAGGCGATCGCCGTCGAAACCCAGGCGCGGACCCAGGCCATCAGCGACGAGTCTGCGGCCCGTGCCCAAGGCTTGCTGGCCGAGGCCCAGGCGCGCGGTGCGGCGATCACCAGCGAAGCGCAGGCCCGTCAGTCGGCTGACAGCGCACTTGGCCAGCGCATCGATACAGTCACCGCATCGACCGGCAACAACGCCTCGGCCATTCAGGCCGAGATCACTGCTCGCACCGATGCGGACAATGCCCTTGGTCAGCGCATCGATACCGTGGCGGCCAGCACCGCGTCGAACGCCGCGGCGATCGGCAACGAAACCACGGCACGGACCAATGCTGACTCGGCCCTGGCCACACAGATCGCCACGCTGCGCGCCGAATCCGGGGGGTTTGACTCGACGTTGAACTACGGCTTTGCCTCCGCCACTGAGGGCTGGTCTGGTACTCGCTGCACGCTGGCGGTTGAGAACGGCCGCTTGATCGTTACGAATGACGGCACTGGGGCATACCTCAACGCTCCGGCTGTCTCGATCAAAGGGCGGGACCACGACCGTATTCGTTGCCGGATCACCCGGCGTGCGGGCACCGGCTGGACTGGCCAGGTGTCCTACGCCACGGCCGGGCACGGCTCGTCGACCGCGTACAACAAGATCATCCCGAACCCTGGCCTAGCGGTCGGGCAGACCATGGTGCTCGAGTGGGACATGTCGCAGCTGACCAATGGCGGCAGCGACTGGTCGGACAGCACGATCACCAGATTCTACCTGTGGATCAGTGGCGCTGCGGGGGATGTGTTCGAGATCGACTGGATCGCTGTTGGCCAGATCGCGCCGTCGGCGTCGGTGGCTTCGGTGGTGGATGAGCGCACTGCCAGGATCAGTGGCGATGAGGCGAACGCCTCTGCCGTCACCGCGCTGGGCAGCAGCCTGACCACTACCAACCAGAACGTCACCGCTGCCCAGCAGGCTGCCCAGGACGCGGCCACGCTGGCGGGTGGCAAAGGCAAGGTGCTGGTGCAGGCGACTGCGCCGGCCGCTGCTGATCGTCTCCCGCAGAACCTGTGGATCGACACCACTGGCAACGCCAACACCCCGAAACGCTGGAACGGTACCGCCTGGCTGGCCGTGACAGACAAGGTGGCCACCGATGCCGCTGCAGCTGCACAGTCGGCACTGTCGCAGTTGGCCGGGAAGGCCGACGCTTCGGCACTGCAGGCGCTCAGCACGACCGTCAGCAACCAGGGCAACACGTTGTCGAGCCAAGGCAGCAGCATCACCGAGCTCAACAACAGCTTGCAGACCACCAACGGCAACGTTGCCACGGCGCAGCAGGCGGCCCAGGCGGCGAGCACGTTGGCCGGAAGTAAGGGCAAGGTGCTTTACCAGTCCGCTGCCCCGGTAGTGGCCGATCGTCAGGCCGAGAACCTGTGGATCGATACGACTGGCGGAGCGAACACGCCCAAGCGCTGGAACGGCAGTGCCTGGGTGGCCGTCACTGACAAGGTGGCGACCGATGCCGCTGCAGCGGCTGCCAGCGCGCTGGCGCAGGTAGCAAACAAGGCCGATGCCTCGGCGCTTCAGGCGCTTAACTCGACCGTGACCAGCCAGGGCACCACCCTGACCAGTCAGGGTACGGCGCTCACCCAGCTCAAGGCCTCGATCGGGCAGCAGCCTGACAACCTGATCCCTCGGGGTAGCTTCGAGGATGGCCTGGTCGAGCCTTGGACGGCTGACCCAGTGATCAACAACATCTCGGCCCACCCATCGGCTGGCAAAGGCATCGCGTTCTACGGCAACAGCTTCTGCGGTGTGGCCTTCAACGTCCTGACCAAGGGCGGTGAGCAATTCGACCTGGCGGCCGATATCTGGCCGAACTACATGACGGCGGGGCAGACCACCCGCTTGCAGATGCAGTTTTACGACAAGGCCAACAACAACCTCGGATACTTCACCGCGTTCACGGTGCCGGCGGCAACCACCGGCTTCAAGACGCAAACCGGCCGCATCACTGCGCCGGAGGGGGCGGTCTCGGCCCGATTCGTGACCCGGACTGAGCCTGCAGACGGTACCGGCCGCTCGCTGTGGTGCAACATCCTGGCGCGCCGGGTGACGGCGGCTGACGCGGCCAACGCTGAAGCGGTGAGCAACCTCACCAGCACGGTCACCCAGCAGGGCACCACACTGACCAGCCATGGCCAGGCCCTGACCCAGTTGAACAACGATCTGCAGACCGTCGCGCAGGGGAAAGCCGATGCCTCTGCATTGCAGACGCTGAGCAACACGGTCACCAGCCAAGGGGACACCCTCAGCAGCCAAGGCGCAAGCATCACCCAGCTAAACAGTGGTCTGCAGACCACCAACGGCAACGTGACGACAGCGCAGCAGGCTGCCCAGGCTGCGTCGGACAAGGCTGGCGCCAAGGGTGAGGTCATCTACGGCACCGCGGCGCCGGCCACTGACAAGCGCCTGGCGCAGAACCTTTGGATCGACACAACGGGAGGGGCGAATACACCCAAGCGCTGGACGGGATCGGCCTGGGTAGCCGTGACGGACAAGGCCGCAACGGACGCCGCCGCGGCGGCTGCCAGCGCCTTGGCGCAGGTGGCCACCAAGGCTGAGGCTGCCGCGCTGCAGACGTTGAGCAACACCGTGACCAGTCAGGGCAATACCCTGACCAGCCAGGGTAATGCGCTCACTGGGCTCCAGGGGTCGATCGGCAGTTTGGCCGGCAACGGGGCCAACTTGCTCGACAGCGCGTACAGCTGGCTGGCCTCGACCACGCTGCCGCCGCTCAGCGGCCAGTTGCTTACCCGCACTGGCGTGGCTGTACCGGAAGCCGACTCCGGGTTCGGCCTGCGCCTGGTAACCACGGAGGCGAATAACATCTTCGCCTACGTGACCCTGGCGTCGTCGAACAACGCGGCCGGGTTCAACATGCGAGTGGAGGCAGGCACCTACCTGGTGTCGATGAATGTCAAAGGAGACACGGCCGGCCAGATCATGGCCAACCTGTACGACGGCGTCACCTCGCGTTCGGCTACGCTGAACTACACCACCGACCGCCAGCGGCTGACTTTCGTCATCACGATCACCGGCAGTTCCAAAGTCGGTCTGCTGATCTACCCGAACCGCCACAACGCCGCGAGCGCTGCGATCGTGGTGGACTCGATCATGGTCGAGAAGCGAGTGGGCGAGAGCAACGTCCCGTCGCCATTCGTGGCGGGCCCGACGGCGCGGGCAGCAGGCGCACTGGCGGCAGCCCAACAAGCCCTGGATGTGCGGGTGACGCAAACCGAGAGCGGATTGTCCTCGACCAGCGCGGCTGTAACGAGCTTGGGCAACAGCCTGCAAACCACCAACGGCAACGTCACTACCGCCCAACAGGCGGCGCAGGCGGCTGCTGATCTGGCGGGTAGCAAGGGTAAGGTGCTTTACCAGACCGCCACGCCGGCCGTTGCTGACCGGCAAGCGGAGAACCTGTGGATCGACACGACCGGCGCTGCCAATACCCCGAAGCGTTGGAATGGTTCGGCGTGGGTGGCGGTGACCGACAAGGTGGCGACGGATGCCGCCGCAGCAGCACAGTCAGCGCTGACGCAACTGGCCTCCAAGGCGGATGCATCGGCACTGCAGACGTTGCAGTCGACCGTTACCAGCCAGGGCACCACGATCAACAGCCAGGGCACTGCGCTGACCCAGCTGAAGGCTTCCCTGAGCCAGCAGCCGGACAACCTGGTGCTGCGCGGTACGTTCGAAGATGGCCTGGTTGACCCATGGACGGGTAACCCGGGCATTGCGGGATTGACGGCACACCCGTCCGCCGGCAAGGCGATCGCGTTCTATGCCAACAGCTTCTGCGGCACCGGGCGATTCATCATCTCGGGCGGCGAGCAGCTGGACTTGTCGGCGGATGTGTACCGCGCCTACATGACGGCAGGGCAGACCGGCAACTTCCAAGTGCAGTACTTCGACAAGACGGACACCAGTCTGGGCTACTTCAACGCCTTCACTTTCTCGGCGGGCGGTGGATTTCAGACGTTCAGCGGGCGGCTCACGGCGCCGGCTGCTGCTGTATCGGCGCGCTTTGTCACGCGGATACAGCCGGCAGACGGCACCGGACGTTCGCTGTGGTGCAACATCGTTGCCCGCCGGGTCACCGCAGCGGATGCGGCCAACGGCGAAGCGATCAGCACCCTGGGCACCACGGTTACGCAGCAAGGCATGACGCTTACCAGCCAAGGGCAATCGCTGCTGAGCCTTACCAACCGTATGACCGATGCCGAAGGCGTGAACAGCGCCCAGGCAACGGCCATCAGCCAGATGGACACGACGGTCAAGCAGCAGGGCACGGCTATCACGGCGGCCGCCACGCGTCTGGACGGGCTGTATGTCCAGGTGAACCCGGAAATGGAAGGCGATAGCACCGGCCTGGCCGGGACTACGGGTGGCTTGGTTGGCGTCTGGACCGAGCAGTCGGCCCGGATCGAGGACGGCATTGCCATAGGCCGGCAGGTCGAAACGGTGCAGACGCAGATGGGGCAGACCAATGCCTCGGTGCAGCAGGTCAGCGAGGTAATGGCGGACCTCAACGGCAAAGTTTCAGCACAAACCACGCTGAAGGTCGAGACCAACCAGAACGGCCGGAAGGTCGTGTCGGGGATCGCGATCGGTAGCAATGGGGAGGAGGGCGAGATTCTGATGTCCGCTCAGCGCTTGGCCATCATCGACGGACTTAATGGTGAGATAGCAACTCCCTTCGTGGTGCAGAACGGTCAAGTGTTCATCAATCAAGCAGTCATCGGGACCGGCTGGATATCAAACGCCATGATTGGAAACTTCATTCAATCAAACGACTACGTCGCTGGACAGCGGGGATGGCGCCTGGATAAAGCCGGAGTGCTGGAGTTCAACGGCACGGTGGCCGGGGGCGGCAGGCTGTCAATCAACAATCAGCTAGTCCAGGTGTTTGACAGTTCGGGCCGTTTGCGGGTGCGTTTAGGAATTTGGGGGTGAGACGATGCCACAAGGATTGCAAGTGTGGGCCGAGGATGGCTCGCTCAAGCTTGACGTAACCGAACGCCTTTCGAGGCTAATTGATCAACGGACCATATCAGGGCAGGGATCAGTCCAGATACCAGCGCTCACGGGTGGGACCCCATTCGCGTTCGCTGTTCTTGATGGTTCTTCTGCCGCTCCTCAAGGCGGCTTCATAATAGTAACTGTCACCGGCAACGTCCTGTCTTGGAACGTGCCTGCGGGGCTGACGGCCACAATGATCTCGGGGCTATATTGACATGCCTGCAGGCTTGCAAATATTCAACGACAACAACGTACTTCAGATTGATTCCACCTATCGAAACTACGCTTTAGTCCGAGCAGGGAAATTCACTGGCGGTGCGGGCGGCTCGGCCGCCTTGAATCTATCAGGGCTGAGCCGGTTCGCTCTTTGGGCCGTTGTCCCTGCGGGATACCCAGGAATCTCTCCGAACACTGGTGGTTGGTATAACGGCGCGCGCTGGTTCTCGTATTGGTTCCTCAATAGCATTTCATCCGTCCCGGTTCAGTACTACGTCTTCGATATCGTAACCCCAACTGGTGCGACGTTTGGGTTAGAGGTGTACGACGAAAATGGACAGTTGGTCTTTGACGGAGAGGGCCACCCGATGAAAATCGTTTCGGACTTTCTTTCCGAAAATGCCGCTACTGGTCTTCCTCGTAACATTTCGATCCCGGGCGGAAAGTCCTACGCCGTGGCTCCACTGTACGGTGGAAGATGGGAGCAGGACGATGGCGTCGGAGGAGATTATGAGTCGGACTCTACATACGTATACAGATCAGGCCAGCAGTTGGTGTTCTTCACGCAATATTTTTCAGATCCAGTAGGCGGTTCTGCTCATGATTGGGGGACTCGCGCGCTCTATGGGTTGGTAATCGACGTAACCGGGCTGCCTCTCAATTACAGTCGAGCTGTTTGACAGTTCAAGGAAAACCATGGCTAAGCAAAACATTCAACTAGGCACGGCACCAACCGGCGCCGGCGGAGATGACCGCCGAAGCGCTTGGCTGAAGGCGATCAACAACTTCAATGAGCTGTATGCAGCGCTGGGGGCGCCTGCAAGCGGCGCCATTCCGGCGGGGATCGCAGCTGCAGCACCCATCATCGGTGACCCTGCTGCCGGGGCGCTTATGCGGGCCGGATCAAATGCCAACGGGTACTACTTCCAATTCGCCAGCGGGCTGCTGGTCTGTGTTGCGACGTTCACCGGCTATTCCGCCAACGTGGTGAAGAACGTGACCTGGCCCTTCGCTTTTCAGGCTAGTACAAATGTCGGGGTATCTGTCTCGAATGTCCCCGTCACCGGTTATGACAATTCATCACCGACGGCTTGGGCCACTCCTAGCGGGGCGGCCTTCATTTCCAGCGTGGCCCGCGCACAGAACGTCGTGACGCTCACGGGCACTGGCTGGTGGAAATAGGGAGCATTCATGATTATCAAACTCACACCGCAGGAAATGCACCCGCCCCAGCAGCTCGCTGTATGGAAGAACGGCGATCAGCTCAACATCAACGGCTTGACCATTGACCTGGCCAATCTCATCGAAGGGGCCACGCTCCCGGCCAGTGCGACCGGCTCCTCTTGGCTGGCTGCACCCATCGAGCGGATCGGTGGCCAGGTGGTGGTCACCCTTTACCTGCCGAACAACGCGGAATCGACCGAGGCCGAACGCTTTCCCCGCGACTTGGTGGACGTGCCCGACGGTCGTGTTGCTTTGCCGGGCAAGCCAGCAGAGGAGCATTTCCCGACCCTCGGCTTCGCCCAAATCGACTGGGAGCTGATGCAGACGGCAGGCCAGCAGGCCGAAGCGCTGGCGCTGGCCACCTTTGCCCAGCTCCGCAAGGAGGCTGATCAGGCTCTGGCGCCATTGGCTGATGCCGTGGCTCTGCAGATGGCCAGCGAGGCGGAAGAGGCCCAACTTACGGAGTGGCAGCGATACCGCGTTCAGCTGAACCGGGTACCAGAGCAGGCCGGCTGGCCAACAAAAATCGACTGGCCGGCGGTACCGGCCTGATTCGCAGCACTATCTCACCCCGAACCGCCATCCGGCGGTATTTTTTTGCCTGGAGAAAACCATGCCTTTCATCGCCATCAATCTCAGCAACGCCTACGACGCCGACAACAACACCCGCTTCGCCACCCAGGAAGAGGCAGACGCCCGCGCTCGGGCGGTTTTGAACCAGTTTCCTACTGCGCAGGTGTTCACCGCCCAGGTGCTGAAGGAATACAGCGCCAAGGTGTCGATCACCGCGAAAGAGCCGGCTGAGCCCGAGGCCGCGCCGGCGACTGAAGAACCCGCCGCTTGACCCTTACAACCATCCCAGCCCGCCCCGGTGCGGGCTTTTTTGTGCCTGGAGAAAACCTATGACCACACCGCGCGGCGTCCGGAACAACAACCCCGGCAACATTGATTTCAATCCCCGTAACGCTTGGCAAGGCCAACTCGGCCTGGAGGAAGGTATTTCCAAGCCGCGATTTGCCCGCTTCGACCATCCAGAAAATGGCATTCGTGCTCTGGGGAAGCTGTTGATCAACTACCGCGGTAAAGACGGGATGCCCGGCGTGGGCGGCAAGGGCATCGATACCGTGCTCGAAACGATCAATCGCTGGGCGCCGAGCAACGAGAACGACACCCAGGCCTACGCTGCAGCCGTGGCCAAGCGCCTGGGTGTGAAACCGACTGACCCGATCAACATCAAGGATCCGGCCACGCTGCGCGGAATGGTGCTCAGCATCATCATCCATGAGAACGGCGGCGACCCTTATCCGTCGGCGATCATTGATGAGGGCGTGCGGAGGGCGCTGGCGTGAAGGGCTGGGCCATATTGATTGTTGCTGTGCTGCTTGCATCCCACTGGGCGGCCTATGAGCACGGTCGTTCAGTTGAGCTTGCCAAGGCCGGCCAGGCGTCTGCGACACGCAATAGCGGTGATCGCCTAGCCGAGGTAATCGGCGAGCGCGACGCCCGACAAGAAGAGCAACGACGCGCAATAGCACATGAGGAGGTGAGAGCACATGCCCAAGAAGAACGGAAGATTGCTGATGCTGGCGCTGCTGGCGCCGATGCTGCTGGACAGCGGCTGCGCAGTGAAGCCGCCCAACTCGCTGCCACCGTCAGTTGCCCCGGCCCGGATACCGCCGCTATCGCCCGAGGCCAGGCAGCCACCCGCGCCGCCATGGTGCTCTCCGACCTGCTCACACGGGCTGATGCTCGAGCGGGAGAGCTGGCGCGGGCTTATGACCGAGCCCGAATAGCGGGCCTCGCCTGCGAAGCGTCCTATAATGCCTTGATCAAATGATCGGGGTAGGGATGTTGTGGACAAACGGACGTTCATCGGTATGGTCGAGGCGGGTGAGCCGCTGATTCAACAGGCCATCGACGCCATGCGTGAGTATCACCAAGCTCAGGACCGTTGCGCCCCACCTGAGGAGGTCGAACGCCTACGATTACTGGCCGAGTCGCTATTCCAGGTCGTTTCCGATTATCAGCTCCGTGTCGTGGCCAAGGCTCGCGGCAAGGATTTGCCGCCACTGCACTAGGCCACCCGCTGGCGATTACTGGTTGTAGCCACTGCCTAGCGGTATTAGACGCTTTCAGCCGCGACCTCAGAGGGGCTAAGCTCCGCTATTGAAGTGCCTCCCTTGAAAATGAACTTGCGTTTGCTAACCTTACGACCCGACCCGCCGACACCTGCGGTAAAGTTCTTTCCGTCAGTCTTCAATCCTGCGTGACCATCGCCTGAGTAATCAAAGTATTCAGTCATTTCGACTTCATGCGCAGTTTCGATTCTTCGAGCGATCGCTAGCTCCTGGGCGACGCGGGCTTCGGCCTCGGCCATGCGCATCTCAAGTTCACGCCGCTCGGCTTCGATTCGGAGGTCTTCGATGGCCACAGGGTCGGGTCTATCGCTTACTGTCTTCTCGAATGCATCAATCACGAAGCCGGTAGGACTATGCAGCACTTTAAGCGCAGTAAGCGCAGCGCTTGTAACATCATCTAGATCAATGGCCATTTGTCATCCCCTTCAAAAGCAGCGACGCTATCCGGCGGACGAGTGATTGTCCATAGCCTTGATTCCTATATTTAGTCGGTGTGGCTTCTTCGCGTGATTGCAGAACCAGCAGGTCAGCGTTACTAGCTTAAAGCTCAAGGTCGCCTTGTCGGCCCTCGTCATTGAGAGGCTCGATCAGGAGCGGTCCTTGGTTTCGCACGTTACCTACTGCTTTGCCGACTGGAAACCATCGGAAATCCTCAGCAGGGCGGCATGCTGTCTCCACGATAGATACAGCGCGCTCAGGGGACGTGGCAGGGTCCAGCCACTCTCCAGCAACCTCTGCCGTGAGCACCAATGGCTTTCTGTCGTGTAAATCGATCAGCCCTTGATCCGCTGCTGCTGTGATGATCACAAAACCATCGCGCTCGTCAGGTTCGATGTTCTGGTGCACCTCTGCAAGTGCAGCGAAGTACAGCGGGGCGCCATCCGCGCTGGTGATGTAAAAAGGCTGCTTTCGCTTCGGGTCCGCCGGATCAGGAATCCACTCGAACCAGCCATTCGCCGGTGCCAGTGCTCTCCCACCGGGCCAGAGCCCTTTGAAGAACTTGCCCGTTACCACCGTTTCGGCCCGGGCATTGATCGGATCCGGGCGTTTCCCTTTCGCCCATAACGGCGACCATCCCCATTTGACCCGATCCACACTCAGTCCACCCTTCACCTGGCGTATGACCTCTACCCGGGTCGACGGCGCCACGTTGTAGCGGCTGATTGGCGCGTGGTCGTAGCCATTGATCACCACCAGGTCCAGCGATAGCTGGCGCAGGTAGTGATCCATCGACTCATAGATCGAGTACCGTCCGCACATCTTCCACCTCTCGCCCGTCAGAAATTTCATCGCCCAGGATTGACCGGGCAGCCGATGCCAGATTTACTGTATATGCATACAGTTTGCATTGGACCTTCCGTCATGACCATCACATCCCTGGGTACGCCAACCGGCGGCACCGAACCGCTACCGCTCTATTCGTTTCACGTTCCTGCGGGGTTCCCATCGCCTGCAGCGGACCATCTGGAAGGTCATATTTCCCTTGATGAACTGTTCGACCTGCGTGCGCCCCATGTGTATCTGGTAAAAGTCGAGGGTGACAGCATGCAAGGTGCAGGGATCTACTCGGGCGATATCGTCATCGTAGACCGCGGTCGTGAGGCCGAGCACGGCGACGTGGTGATTGCCGCCGTAAACAGCGAGCCGGTCTGCAAGCGCCTCCACCGTCGCGACGGCGTGGTGATCCTGAAATCGGAAAACCCTGCCTACCCACCACGGTACATCATGGAGGGCGACGAGCTGGTCATCTGGGGCGTCGTGCGTTACAGCGTTCGCGACCATGCGCAGTGACCCGGTATTTGCGCTGATCGATTGCAACGCGTTCTATGCGAGCTGCGAGCGGGTATTCCGGCCGGACCTGACCAAGACCCCGATTGTCGTGTTGAGCAACAATGACGGCTGCGTGATCGCCAGGTCGTACGATGCGAAGCCCTACGTGAAGATGGGCGAGCCGTATTTTCAGGCAAAGGACAAGCTGCGCCGCCACGGCATCATGGCCTTCAGTAGTAATTACGCGCTGTACGGCGACATGAGCGAGCGCGTCATGACCCTGATCGAATCGATGGTGCCTGACACCGAGGTCTACAGCATTGATGAATGCTTCGCCGATCTGTCGGGCATTCAGGAAAACCTGACGCAGTTCGGGAGAACCCTGCGCTCCAGGATCTTCCAGTGCACTGGGATCCCCGTGGGTGTCGGCATCGCTGGCACAAAGACGCTCGCCAAGCTGGCCAATCACACGGCCAAGCGCCTGCAGGCGCAGACGGGCGGGGTGGTCGACATTACCGATCCGTTCAAGCGCGATTGGGTGCTGCGCAATACCGAAGTGAAGGAGGTATGGGGCGTTGGCCGGCGGATGACCGCCCACCTCGAGGCGATGGGCATTCACACGGCGATGGATCTGGCCAAGGCTGATGCCTGGACGCTGCGGCAGAAATTCAGTGTGGTGGTGGAGAAGACTGCCCGCGAGCTGGCCGGCACGCCGTGCCTGGAACTGGACGAGGCCGAACCCCCGAAGCAGGAAATCTGTTGCAGCCGGATGTTCGGCAAGCGGCTGACAGAGCTGGCGCCCATCAAGCAGGCAGTGGCCACGTACGTTGGCCGAGCAGCGGAAAAGCTCCGGGCCCAGGGCTCAGTGTGCAAGCGCATGCGCGT